AGTCTTACTAAATTCCGGTCCCATATCTCCGGTTTGCGGATCGAAAAATATTGCACCTATTGAGATGATCGGGGCATCAGGATTTTTTCCCATGGTTTCAAGGTCGATCATTAGATGGTCACACGTCCTGCTGGTGGATGTGATTTCGTGATGACCGTTCACATTAATTAAGGGATCTGTCGCCTCGCCAGTTTCATTATCGCTATCGTAATGCTGATTGCCGCCAGGGTTCTCCTTGTGTGGATGTTCAGCGCCTTCCATTTCCTCCGGATCATTTTCCTGAACTTCAACCTGATTCTCTTCATTGAATGTTTCCTGGTATGTTGCGTCGCCCATCACAACACCACAATCAGGGCAGTTGCCGCCGCCGCTCTGACCGCAGGCGGTGCAGATTTTTTCCGCTTCCTGTTGCGCTACTGGCTCAGGTTGTTTCGTTTCTGGCTCGTTTTGTAACGCATTTGGGCTGTTTTGTTCCGCTTTCTGGTCGTTCTGTTCCGTTTCTTGCTGGTTCTGGTTCACTGAATCGCGGGTTTCAATCCCCTTCACCCATTTCGGATCATTCGGATCGCTAATCCCTGCAACAAATTCACCACGTGATACAGCAAGCAACTGATTGGCGTCAGGCTGGCTGATATTGGCTGCCTGCATAATTTTGTTTACTTCGTCAGCGGTAATTTTTACCGGCTCTGGTTGTGCGGTCGTGTCAGATGCACCAGTATTTTGTTGTGAACCTGAGTATGTACCGTTTTTGCGGGCGAAATATTCTTCTTTCGTAATTTCAGTAGCCCCGGCAGCCAGCGCCTTATCCAGACCAGAAAGTTTGTTTGCGCGACCGTATTTTTCGCCATCCTTGTCGGTAAAGAGGAAGTAGAACGGCCCCTCACGCTCTACAGATGGTTCGACTTCCACTTTGCATTCAGTTTTTTCGTTGTCCGGAATTGCCGTTTCCACTGCATCAGTTTCTGGTACTGGCGACGAGAGAGTATCAGTTGCGCTCTGATTTGTTCCTTCATCTTCAAACACGCCCTTTGTAGTCAGGTATTTAGTAATGTATTTGTTCAGTGCCACAGGGTCTTTGTGAATGTCGATCGGACGTTCACGGACAAGGCCAAAAATAGTCTGGCGGTCGTAGCGAAGGGCATCAGGCTGTTTGCGCATTGATGCCGAGATACGCTTCCAGTCTTCGCGGTCGTTGTCGATAACTTCATTTCTTGCCCAGCGATGGATGCTGCCGTCAATGTTTCCGGCATCCACATCACCAGGCCAGAGGGCGTAGGCCAGTTCGTCATCCAGTGTTTTCCATGTCTGCTTGTATTCGCGATGAGTGGCAGCAATGACCGGGTTGATTTTTCCTGTTGAATTTTCAGTGTGCTGTTGATTGGCTCCGGCGCGGGCGAGATCAACAACAGACGTGTATTTTCCGGTTTCCTTGCGTTCATTTTCGCGACGTTTTTTCCAGATGCGCATCTCTGCCTGAATTTCGGGCCATTTAGCTCCAGGATTACATTTATGTTTAACCCACCCGATGGCATGCAGCTTAAGCTCCGGATACATGGCGTTAACTTCTGGCATTTTCATCAACGCTTCAACGATATGTCCGTCGAATGTTGCCATGTCTTCCTGCAACAATTCCTGTGCGCTAATAACCATATCAACGGTGATGTTTTCACATGTGTCGAACTTAACCATGACAGCGTTCTGTACTTCAGGGGCCAGCTTGTCAAAAGTGACGTTCATCGGATAGGATTCAGTCTCAACCGGGACAAAAGAAGCAGACTCCTCATCCCAACGGTTTTCCTGCATATATTCAGCATCCCAGGAATCGAGGGCAGGGCGGGGTATACCAGGTTTATCCTCGCAAACAAGAAATTTATAAGCGCAGTCCTGAGCAACCGGATAATGTTCCAGGAATTGCCAGTGAAATTTTGCGCGGGCGCGACATTCATCACCGGCTTCAATGGCAGTGGCTACAGCGACTGCACCTTCTTCCTTTATTGCCTGTTCGTCCGGAATGGCGGCGCAAATAAAGACTTTACTCATTTTGTTTTAACCTCATGACAGATTTAAGGGTGAACAAATCCCTGCCATTGCTGGCATATAAGAATGAAATCGGATGTTTATTACGGAACTGTTTTAAAGACCTGCCGGGATTTCGTTATTATCCTGGTGAATAACTTTATCGACCGGGTAACAGTTACCGGGAATTTTCTGTTCGGTTGCTGCAGTCACACACTCCTGCATTGTCCTGTGAACACTGACTGCAATATCAACTGGCTCTCCGGAAACAAGAAAAACTGTCAGAACAAGTGCAAATGCTGTATTCATTGCCACCATCCTTTTTGTATCGGACGTAAACGGGCCAGCATTGAAAGAATGCATATTTTATTTAATAGCTCCCGTTCTTGTTTTCTCTTGTTAATGGCATCTTCAGTAAATACTGGGTTACTGATAGTGACACCAATTTCAAAACAACCTTCAGACGTATTAACGTTTGGTAATAACGTTTTCATTATCGCGTCCTCAATAATGAATTTTGTGATGCAGTGCCTGGTGCCTCCAGGTGACGTTAACCAGTTAACAATTAACGCCGGATACAGAGAATCCACCCATAACACTGTTTTTGGTTTTAACTGTTCCGCGTGCGCTCAGCCGCATTCACCGCATCACAAAATTCACTTTAAAAAGGGCGGACATCAGCCAGCAATGAAACTGATGCCGCCAAAGGTACCAATCAACATGGAGTGTTGTGGCAGGGGTGTCACTTAAGCGTATGGTCAACCTGACAACCCGGTGTCCTCAACGGGGAAGGAATAACCCCGCCATACTTACCGCCGCGCCATTTCGCGGGTTGCCACAACCGGAAGCGCACGGTCGAATTAAATTTAACGACACCGTACAGTGAGACGAACTTCGCCGTGCGCTTTCGTGTTGTGTGCCTGCTTTTAACCACGTCAGGCGAGGTGGTATCCTTCTTATCCCGAATAACCAAGAAGGAAATCTATATGACTAAAGAAGAATTTGTCTCTTATATTTTTGATAAAACGGTTGAAATGTATGCCGCTACTTACGGGTCCTGTAATCCTCTGAATAAACCAGAGGGGAAAGATGATTTCGACAAAATTTACCGCTTCTTGGAGGACCGCTATATCAAAAGGTTAGAGGACGCAGGGATCAAATCCCCAGTGACGTCACCATTGTCCTGAGAACTTGCAGGACGTCATGATCGTAACTTCCATCCAAACCGCGACGGCAAATTGCTTCTCGTATTACCGGAAGCAGTTCGCTGGAAATCTCGGTGCATATTTCACCTGATAATACGCTTGGCTCAAGTGAGAATATTGGTGAACTTACGGTCTTGGTCTCGACAGTTTCAGAGTCAGTGCCAACATTATAAAGCTCAACGAAAGCGGTCTTGATTTTCCGGGCCAGATCTTTTGCTGGCTCGCTTGCAATATCTTTCCCGATTTCTCGCAGCACAGAATGCAATGTATGAGCTGCTGTTTTCTGTACATCAGACGGTAAATCTTTAAATTCCATCGTCAGCCTCATCAGTCAGTGTTTCTGGCTAACCAGCAACGCGCGCCAGATTCGGTTTTAAACGTTTTGCTTTTGGTATATGTCATCGCGGTGAACGTACCGTCTTGGTTGGGGAACACGGCACATACTAGAGATTCGCTGTTGCCAAGATCGATAGTATCCATGCTGACCTCATTTCCCCTTAACGCCGGGGTAGCGGAACTGTTTGCTGAGAACACCGTGCGGTGTCTTGATGGAAAGTAATTTAGAATAACCTAACATAAGAGGCAAGTGTTTTTTGTTAGATTGATCTAACAAAAAGAGTGGGCGCAACTAATCACTTGAAAAGAATGTTATTTTATTGATTTATTTTTACGCGCTTTAAGCATTTCTTCGAAGAGTTTGTTGAAGTTTTCTACTCTTGCGCGCATTTCAGACAGCAAGGCTTCCTGCTCGGAAGATGGAAGAGCATCGAATAATTCGATCAATTCTTTGTGGTTGGGAGTTAGCTCTGTTTCCACATGAAGTTCTTGTGCCGGCACTGGTGCCTTGTCTTCGTCACCAAACATTAGCCATGTAGGTGAGCACTTCAGAGCATCCGCTAAAGCAAACAATCGTTTTCCGACTGGCTGGGTTTCGTCTCTTTCCCATTGTGAAATTGTGACGTGAGCAACTCCAGCGAGGCGCGCAGCTTCTCGTTGTGTTAAGCGTAATTCTTTTCGTCGCGCCAGAACTCGCTGGCCTAGGGTTCTTGTATCCATAGTTAGGTAATTCTAATTTTTCTTGACTTAGGTATCCCGCGCACAATAATGTTAGAAAAGTCTAACAAGAGGGGGCTTTGATGCTTAAAGCTGACGCAATTACTTTTTTTGGCAGCAAAACAAAGCTTGCCAATGCCGCAGGAGTGAGACTGGCAAGTGTTGCTGCTTGGGGGATACTGGTTCCTGAAGGTCGCGCGATGCGTCTACAGGAGGCATCTGGCGGGGAGCTTCAGTATGATCCCAAAGTTTATGACGAATATCGTAAGACGAAGCGGGCGGGGCGGTTGAACAATGAAAATCACTCCTGAACAGGCTTGTGAGGCTCTGGATGCCTGGATATGTCGACCAGGAATGACACAGGAGCAGGCGACGATATTAATCACTGAAGCATTCTGGGCTTTGAAAGAGCGCCCGAACATCGATGTTCAGCGTGTCACATATGAAGGTGGCGCGGTTGATCAGCGAGCGCTTAGCGTTAATCGAGTGAAGATATTCGAACGCTGGAAGGCTATCGACACTAGGGATAAGCGTGAAAAGTTCACAGCGCTAGTGCCTGCAATTATGAAGGCTATCCGGATTAGTGATTTCAGGTTGTATCGTGAGATCAGTGATGGAAAAAGTATTACGTACATGATCGCCGGGTTAAATAAAGAATATGGCGATGTGGTGGAATCCGGACTACTTTTTGCAGATCCTGCCGTTGTAGATCGTGAAACTGACGAACTTATAGAAAAAGCAATTGCTTTCAAGCTTGCGTATCGACAGCAATACCAACAAAAAGCTGGATGGAATTATGAGTCTTCTTTTTGCTGAACGCCCACTGGTTATAAACACGCAGCTGGCAATGAAAATCGGCTTAAACGAAGCCATTGTTTTGCAACAACTGCACTACTGGTTGAGAGATACCAACTCCGGTATGGAATGTGATGGTGTTCGCTGGATTTATAACACAACGGAACAATGGCTGGAACAGTTCCCATTCTGGTCAGAGTCAACGTTAAAGCGCGCGTTTGCAAGTCTGAAAACGCTGGGGCTTTTGCGTTGTGAAAAGCTCAATAAATCAAAGCGCGATATGACCAATTTCTACACGATCAACTATGGGAGCGAGCTTTTAGATGGTGGCAAATTGAACGAATCCATCGGTTCAAAATGCGCCGCTCCATCAGGTCAAAATGACACGATGGAAGAGGTCAAAATGAAACGCTCCATTGGTTCAAAACGACCCAATGTCATCGGGTCAAAATGGCCTGATGATCTTACAGAGAATACAACAGAGATTACTACAGAGAATAAAAACACTTTTCGTCCGGAAGCTTCGCAACCGGACCCGCAGACGACTGAACAGGATTTTTTAACCCGGAACCCCGACGCGGTTGTGTTTAGTGTGAAAAAACGCCAGTGGGGTAGCAGGGAGGATTTGGCGTGTGCGCAGTGGATTTGGGGGCGGATCGTGAACCTTTACGAACAGGCTGCCAGCGACGATGGAGAGATCATGCGACCAAAAGAGCCTAACTGGACAGCCTGGGCCAATGACGTGCGCACAATGCGGATGCTGGATGGCAGAAGCCACAGACAAATTTGCGAAATGTTTGGTCGGGTACAGCGGGATCCATTCTGGGTAAAAAACATCATGAGCCCGTCAAAACTCCGCGAAAAATGGGACGAACTGGTCATCCGCCTGGGACGTTCACCTGTACAGCGTTGTGTGAATCATATTTCTGAACCGGATACAGAAATTCCGCCTGGTTTCAGGGGATAAGTGTTGATTTCAGGTCATGAGGTAATTTTAAGGGGGACTTGTGGCAAAAGTTTTTACACAAGAAGAGCGGGAAAAAATTAAAGGGCAGGTGGTGGAACTCGTGCGCCAGAGCGGTCGTGAGACGTTACGGCAACTGGAAGCTAAAACAGGTGCGACTAGATATCTGATGAGCGTTCTTGCCAGAGAGCTGGTAGCCAGTGGCGATGTATACAACTCCGGCTACGGGGTATTCCCGTCTGAACAGGCGCGTAAGGACTGGCAAAACGCCCGCAAAAAACTCTCGAGGGCAAAGGTGAAGAAACCTGCTGTGGTTGATCCGGACCTTATCTGGTCATTACCTGACGGAGAAATACGTCGCTACGACAGTCGTCTGAACATAATCTGTCGCGAGTGCCGGAAGAGTGAAGTTATGCAGCGCATACTGGCATTTTATCAGGGATAATGTTAGGTATTTTAGACGTTACTAGATTAAAAAGCATTAGTTCAGGAGTGAATTGACATTCTCATTTTTCATGGCACAGGGTAGATCTGGCGTGGTTGTCCGCTTTGTACCAGGAGCAGACGTCTAATATATCTACTTGGTTCTTAAATTCAGTGCATCACTGCAAGCTGCTCAACATCAATAAATTAGGGAATAACTCACAACTTTGACTGTTACCACATGGCATCATAGTGTTTAGAGCATGCATAAGCACCAACGAGGAGTTTTAACATAATGGGACTGGATGATTTCGGCCTTAGTATCTTAGCCGGACTTCTTGCAAACAGACTTGATTTCTCAAAACCGAAGGGCACCTCAGCTCAAATGAATGAAGTTATACCAGATGTGATTGAAGAACCAGACAAATTCTCGCTAAGTGCAAATTTGCCAAAAAAATTCAAGACATTCGACGTATGGAGTGATTTGGACAAATTGCTAAAGGTTGTGAAAGAACCCAAAATATCTGTTTTGATAGAGGAGCAACCATCAACGTACTATCGGCTCCCTAGCTTGGTTCTGGAATCTCAAATCACAGGGGAATGGTATGTTTTCCCGCGAGGCCGCATGAGTTTTGAGGGCAATGGAGGTGGCATACAGAACGCAGAAGTAATCTTCAATCAGTTGAAAGAAGAAAATGTTCCGGTGGGAGTATGGGTAATCGATCAAGCTCTTCTCGACCGCCTCGATAACGGACAAGAATGTTGGCCAACCATACGATTACAAATAGTACCATTCTTGGCCGCACCATCGAGCGAATACCCATGGTTCGAAATACAACGAAACGTTGCAAAACTCACAGAATTCCATTTGACTAATGATTAATAGTGAGCCCTAACAGGATAATGGCACACTGGATATGACCACCTAAGCAGAGGCAGTACAGGGGTAATAAACTATGAACTCCTGCTTTTCGCTCAAAGCGGACTAGAAGGTTAGCTTGTGTCGGACTTTGCGTATTAAAAGAAGTGCTGGTGGTGACTAGTGGTTGAGCCCCATTTCCACAGAAAAAATCAGAGAAACTATACCCAATAGTTGCATTGAATCACTGACGAGACAGCCTCATATTCATCAGGACTGGTGTACATCCAATACAGGAGGTTGTGGTGCTGGTTCTCAAATGTGCGCTGGCTATTACGGCTGTAATGGCGATTTATTGTCTTGCTATTGTTCTTATGGATCGCCTTTCTGACTGATTTCATATTGGCGAGGTAACGGGAGTTAAGTAGAATGGCTGCGGGTGCTTGAGGCTATCTGCCTCAGGCATGAACACCAACGGCAGATAGAGAAAAGCCCCAGTTAACATTACGCGTCCTGCAAGACGCTTAACATTAATCTGAGGCCAATTTCATGCTAGACACATGTAGGTTAGCCTCTTACGTGCCGAAAGGCAAGGAGATGTATGGGTCCACCACATATTGCAATTTTTATTCTCTTTTAAAATATATTCCACGGGCGTCATTAGTGCGAGCGCCTTGTGGGGTCTTTTGCTGTTATACAGCACCAGATATTCCGCCAGCTTCTGGTTAAATAGCGCCAGATCTTCAAAGAGTAAAATCTCATTAAATTCAATAAACTGCTCTCTTAACGTCCGGTTAAAACGTTCACAGATAGCGTTCATTTTTGGCGTGTAGGGATAGGTCCAGAGGTGTTTGATAGCGGCTTCCTGCAGCGTTTTGTCGAAGTTTCCCAGGAACTCTTTTCCGTTATCTGTG